ACCCACACTCCTTCGCCCATAACGCTTGACTGAATGACGTACCTGTCTCACTGCCTTTAATTGTTGCGTCACCAACCACCCAAACAACAACGCCACCTTGCTTTGTCACCCTATGTAGCTCTTTGATGACCACTTTCCAAACGTGCTCCCCCCACTGCTCATTGTTGCCGTTGTAGCTTCTGAGATTATCGTAAGGTGGCGAGGTTACTGTTAAATCAATACAGCCATCGTCCATTTCTGCCATAGCTTTCAGACAGTCATCGTTTATTAATTTCAATTTATTCTCCTAGTTTTGTGAAGGCGCAACATAACAAAGCAAGTCAGTCGGACGCTTTCAGCGCCGCTGCTCGCAAGGTTATTTATCTACAGGCAACATATCCCTACAAGTAACCTTGCCACTTGTAGCATCCTCAATTCGTATGGCTAAGCATAGCCCAGCATTACGATTACCGCTTAAAATATTGCTAAGGTAGCTTGGCAATATCCCAATCTTTTTTGCAAAGTCTTTCTTAAGAATTTTGTTCTCTTTTAAATATTTTTCTAATGTCATTTCTATTTCTCTTTTTTATTAAATTCATCACCACAAAATAAAAGCCAGCACCTATCACATAAGCCATCATGGTTAGCACTTGCGTCACGTTCACCACACTCTTCACATACTGGGCCTTTAAGGGCTACTATAAGTAATATTACTAAGAATATTAGTAAGTAATACATGTATTTTCTCCTGCTTTTAATTCATAACTTAACGATACTTTAACCGATGATTAAACATTATGCAAGTGGTAAATGTAATAAATGTAAAAAAAGACCCAGCCAAAGAACCTTCACTTGAAACGTGGGGTTGACAATGACCGAGCCTTATTTTATACTGCCATCTAATCAGCGAGTTAGTAGCTCCTGATTAATTAATTGAGGTATTAGAGACCTGCAATTAAGTTGAATGTATTTTAATTCAATCCACCCCTAAAGGTCAACTCTAATAAGTGTTTAGATGTCTTGACTGAAAACTCAAAGACAATGCCCTAAGGCTTAAAACTAAAAAGTTACTATCATAAAAGCGACCATAGCAACTGTCGGATAGTCAATGTGAACATAGCTCGTGTAGGATTGCTAAAGTAACTGTAAATCCTATCATCATTGAGTTATGCCGGTGACGGAGAGGAATCGAGTATTAGTGAGGTGGCAATAGCCAAGGTAGGTATCACTAAGAAAGAGCTAGAGGTATGCCTAAAGAAACACAACCAAGGAAAATAAATGTTAACAATAGAAGAAAACATAGGCCGTAACTTACAGATACACATTGACAAGCTAGCAATAGAGTCAAGGCAAGAAAAGTGCAATTACATTAATAGAGAAGTTGATCGCTATAAAGCAATGTCAATCTATGACCGTATAGAAGAAATACCTCTTTTACACAAAGACCAGCGACGGGGAGTACCTGATTCTTATTGGGATAATATACGAGTATCTTTAGTTAATAAGTTCACTAAAAAACCAATCTAAATTAATTTACATTTATTTCTCATTTGGTATTGACAGCGTTGGTATTCGTGCTAATATGAACTTACACAAACGATAAAGGAGTAATACCATGATTGACCAAAGAAGAAACTGTGAAGAACGCGACAACCGCAAACTAAGAAACCCAATGATTGCTTTTTATTCAATCCTTGGCGTTAGTATATTGGCTTTAACTCACACGATTTACGCAGCGCTATGAATACATTTACTCACTCATTAACAATTAATATCGGTAGCTCAAGCACCAATGCTAGTTTTGATTGCTATGTTTATCTCGATAGCTTCTGTGAAGATTTTAAAATGAATATTGGGGTTACGGTTAAGCTTGAGGTTGAGATGATATTATACGCTGATTCATCGCAGTACGAGACAAGCGACATTGAAATCAAAGAGGTTCGCTTAATCTTTGCTAACGACCAGTACGTTGACCTCACTACTGATGACTATCAGTATAGGGCTATTGACTGCGATGAAATAAAAGAATACATATTATCTGAAGCAAGCACTGAAATAACTAAGGCATGGGCTGACGAAATTGAGGCCCAAGCAGAAGATGATGGCGACTATCGATATGAACTTCAAAAGCAGGAATTCTTGGATGAGGAAATGTTATGAATAAAACAATAGAAATTTTAATTGACGAGCAGTACGGTGAAGAGATTTATGAGCTTACTTACTCAGTAGAAGGTGATGCCAGCGATGCGATAGAGCCTCAAGCAATAGAGATCATCATGTTAAAGGATAGCCAAGGCCACGATATAACAAGCGATGTGTCAAATCCGTTTTTAGAAGATGATGAATTTAGACGTGTTTGCATAGAGCAAGCCCTAGAATATGAAAAAGGTGAAATATTATGAGCAGGAATATTGCAGAATATATCGAAGATACCAAGGAAAGGTTTAACGAGATAGCACCTAACGGTATAAAGTATTCTTCTGAAAAAGGATTCGCCATACAGTTATTAAAAGCTAATGAATATCTAATGGGCGTTGCAATAAAAAACCCGCAGTCATTACAGCAAGCAATAACAAACGTGGCTGCTATTGGTCTTTCGTTAAACCCTGCTGAGAAACTTGCTTACCTAATCCCTCGAAATGTTAAGGTCGGGAAGAGCTGGGAAAGTCGCGTCTATCTTGAGCCTTCTTATATGGGTTTAATAAGACTAGCAACTAACTCAGGCGGGATTGCTTGGATTCAGGCCGCCGTTGTTAAGCAGAATGACTCCTTTAAGGACGTAGGTATGGGGCAAGCGCCACTACATGAATATGAGGCTTTCGGTGATCGCGGTGATGTGGTTGGAGTATATGCTGTGGCCAAGACAAAAGACGGCGATTATCTAACAGAAATAATGACGTTAGAAGAGGTCCATAAAATAAGGGATAGATCAGAAAGTTATAAGAAATATCAATCTGGCACTTGGGTAACTGACTTTATAGAAATGGCTAAGAAGGCCGTCATAAGACGATTATTCAAAACCCTACCATTGACCGATGAGAACGCAAGAATGGCTCATGCCATCGACCTGTCGAACGCTAACGCGGATATAGAGCAGATTGTTACATCGCCAAATGTCGGTAGCATATCAGTAGAACAAAAAAAGTTCTTTGATGAACTGATTGAAAAAGGTGACGCTTTCGGCATGACTGTCTTAATGAAGGGGCTTGATGAAAGAGAGTTTTCAAACTTATATCATTCTTTCGAGAAAGGCACTAAGGGCAAGTATCAAAAGATAGTGGATGATCTTACAAAACGCGGCTCTAGCATCTTGGCTGATTATGTAACACAGTTCTCTGATATGTTAGAAGCTAACGACACTGACGGCGCTGGTGAGTTATTGGATGGAATGAATAAAGAAGAGATTAACGTTATCTTGGATTCTTGCTCAACTGAGTGCTGTGCTTTTATTAATGAAGTTATTGAAAATGGTAGCGAGCTATGAAAGAAAACGAATGTCAATGGTGCGGCGGTCCTAAAACAATTCGCGAAGATGAAAGGACCTGTATATTCAGGATAAGGAAAACGTGTAGTCGTGAATGTAGAACTGCTTTAACAAATCACACAATGGCGAAGAAGCGAGCAGCCAATAAAATTGTAAAAAGAGTTGATATAAAGCCGCGAAGATGCCCAGAATGTGATAAACTATTTAGCATAAGAAAAAACGAAAGGGCCGATAGTTTTAAAAAATTGAAACGGTGCCCAGCTTGCACCGAAGAAAGAAACTCTACCAAGCCGTATAAATTGGAAGAAGTGTTATCAGTTTTAAAGAAGCGAGATAGGATGATGCAAATTGCAGTGCTTAGCCCGAAGATGGGGTTGAAGTATTGATGACTAAACTCAATGAAATGAATATGCTTATACGAAGGGGTTTTATATACTGTTTTAGTATTGTGCTTGAATGGGGGCTTCCAGTTTTCGGCATATATTTTGGGTATAAGGTTGGTCAGTTTTTCAAAGGTTAATGCAATATAGAGAGTAAGGGATAACGCCCGCATAACAGGCAACGTCTTTTTGTTGTCCTGTTCATGCGTTGGTTAGAACAAATTTTAATTAGAAAAGGAAATAAAACAAAATGACAAATAAAATAGGTGTAAGCCTCAAGATTGATGTAAGTAAGATTGACAAAACACGATTATTTGAAGGCGCTAAGGGAACTTATTTAGACGCAACTGTTTTTATTGATATTAACAATGAAGATCAGTACGGCAATAACGGATTTATAGCTCAATCAGTTAGCAAAGAAGAGCGCGAACAAGGCGCTAAGGGCGCGATACTAGGTAACGTTAAGGTCTTTTATAAAGACAATAGCGAGTCTCAACAAGGCGGTAATTTTAGCGATGCTCCTAAGCAGCCAGATGATGGATTCGACGTGCCGTTTTGATACTACAACTCGTATATAGTCCTGCTGCCTTCAGGCTTAACGCCGTTCCTGAAGTACAGCTCTATTGCTAAGTATTGATACTGCGCTCTAATTTTCGTCATACCATCCGCGATACATATCTCTTTGTAGAGTGTATTCGCGGCGGGTAGATGATCGACTGGTAACTTGTTATTACCAATCATAATACAAAGCGCATCATGGAAAAGTGACGCTCTCATAATATTCTTCGTATCGAAGGCACCTGTAGCGCCATCCCAAGCAAAGCCTTTTTTGACTAATAAATACCCGTCAGGATATAGTCGATAATAGGTTGATTTAATATCATACCCGGCAATACCAGTATGAACACCCTCGTCCTTCTCTAGTTGAAACTTTACGTTTTTTGAATATAACATTATCTTTTTGGAAACTCCATGCCAAGCCAATGAAGAGCGCCAGCTAAGGCGGCTGATGTTACTGATACCCATAACACAAACCGCCCCAACAAAGTCGCCACCTTTACAACGCCGCTGCCTGCGTTCCATGCTGCGACAAGACCATTAGTAGACGAAGCAAGAGAATCCACCGACTCGCTAAGCTCAACAATTAACGACATTATCTCCCGATGTTTCTTATCTTCGTTAGACTTATCATCATTGTATTTCTTGATATGGCTATCAAGCCGCGCTCTTAAATCTCTTATATCTTCTTCCATGTCTATATACTATGTTTGCGTTCCAACAACTGTGCCATCTGTATCTGACGTGGGTTCTAAACATGGTCCTAGTCGGTCCGGTCTAAAGCTCGATGTGCGACAACACACCGCCTTACATATCTCAGTCGGGCAACGTGGAATACCGTTTTCGTAGACATATCCTTCAATTGGCATTTTACACTTCGCCCTGTGAAGCCAAAAACGCCTGTCTAGCAGCTTTAACTGCGGGGGTATGCACTACACCAGCTACATCCTTAACCCGTTGGTCTTCATTAGTTGTATCATCTAAAGGTATAATGGCTGTTTCTAATTCTTTATAACCTTCAGTCATTCTTATTTCTCCCAAATCCACCACTCAAAGAACCACCTAGGAAGTAAAAACCAACAATGATACCAACTACGGTACCAATGTCTCCTGTTAGTAAATCTATTTGTGTCTCTACTTCCCGAAAGAAAGAAGCTATGAAAGTAATAAGTACCATCGTAGCATAAGGGATAGAGAACACTAATGCAAGATAGCGTTGAGCTACCTTGAAAGGCTCATATAATTTTAAGAATGCCTTTTTATTTTCTGCTTTTTCTTCATCAGTATAAAAGATAGAATCTATACCATTGATGCCTGCATCAATGACTTTGTCTGAACCTAGTAGTTTTGAGAATATACCCATTATTCACCCCAAGAGTAATGATTACCGTCATTAAATCTTCCACCCCATGTGCCACCTATTGATTCCCAATATCTTCCTAAAAGCTCATGGTCAGAAGTCTTTGTTAAGTACTTTCCATCTTTGAATAGGTTAAGGTCTATTGCCAGTCTTTTATAATGGAAAGATCCGTCTTTATGTCCTTTAAAGTCCATCCTAGCAGCGTCTCCAAAAGATAGCTCATATCCGTTATCATAGGCGAAGATTATTAAATCTGCCACCTTACGAGTAAACTCTCTCTGTTTATTGCCTAAACTCATGATATATCCTTTGCTGGCTGTATTTCTATCGTCCAACCTTTATAGTAGTCATATTTATCCTCTTCAGAATAGATAACTCCGTTATGTTCTAACTTAATTTTCCATCCTAATTGGACAACAATAGCTCTATTAGATTGTCCCCAACGTCTTACCCAATATAAAGCAGGTTTAGTAATACCTTTTTCTGGTTTAGCTAAAAGTATTTGAAAGCCAGTATTATCAAAATCGTCCCTAACGTAGTTGGCACCACATAGCTTTGTAATAGTATGAGTTCTAACATCACATCCAGTGCCTATTCGTTTTAACCAGTTCCAAGGATTTCTCCAAGCAGACCATATCAACATCTTCCACCAAGCAGGACGACCTGCCATATAGATATTCCAATACCAACCACGCTTATCACCTGTTAAGTTATCTTCAGGATTTTGTAACCACTTTAACCAGTCGGGTAATTCATAGTTTTGGATTACTGTTCCATCTTTAAATGTTTTATATCCTAAGTCTTTCTTAAAGAATAAACCAATACCAACTAATCCAAATGTGATTATTAGGTATGCTAAGATTATGTATAAAATTGTTATCATATTAAGTTGTCCATATTACTGTTTGGGATAGGCCTGCTAATTTCAATGCTTCCTTTAATTCTTCTCTTGTTACCAAAGCAACTGAATTATCAGCTAGAATCCATGAGGTTGTAGTAACATCATCTGGAAGAGCATTTATAGCCCTACTCATTCTATTTTGAGAAGTTTCATCAGCATCATAGACATTACCAGCAATAGTTTCTACTGTAAGACTATTCATTGAGTCTAGTCTATTTTTATCTTTTAATGCTTTAGCCTCTTGAACAGATTTAATATCTAGCTCTTCTTGAGTAAATTCTGGCTCTGGTGTACCGCCTTCGGCTATCCACTCTTGAACCATTCTGTAATGGCGGTTGCCTGTAGCGTTTGGTACAGACATTGTGCCATTTACTAGATAGCCATTCTCTTGTAATTTTACTGTTGTAATATTCATTTATAACTCCGCATCTGCATAAACTGTCCAATTACCACCACCATTGTCACCCCAAGACATAACAGAACCAGTACCAGCAAAAGCTGAGTAATTACTTACGTTATTAATATAAGCAGTGTGAGTGGTTGAAGCTAAGCTGATTGTACCCAAGCCAATATTTGTTATAGAACTATTGGAACCAGTTCCAATAACATTCAGACTTCCTGTTTGGGATATTGTAGGAGTTTCTCTCTTTTCTGTTTTAAAAGGTAAATTTGCTCTAGTATCTCCATTTGGTGTAAACGTTACTCCAGTAATTCTTTTACCCCTAATTATTTCATAATACCTCTGACACAATGCTAACTCTTCACCAATAGGCCTGTATTCAAAGTCTGTTGCTACAGAGCCTTCTTCTAGTTGGACTTGGGCAATATCTAATTGCCCTGTAGCCGAAGATGGCGTTTGCAGTCTAACCTGAAGATATGAATTACCATCGGTGCCGCCCGTCTTACCAGTGATTGAAGGTATAGCAATTGTGAATTCATGCTTTACCCATGATGTTGTTAACGTGATTGTATCAATAGCAGTTATAACTGACGCGGATGGAGAACCCCCAGTACCGAAGTTTTGCACTATATCTACTGTAATGTTTCCGCTTATAGTGCCTTTAGCATAAAACGTAAGCGTAGCCGTTTTTCCTGATAATGTCCTAGCTGATTCTATATATTGACTCATATAACCGGCGTCACTAGGAGCTGTTGTAGGAAAATCCAACCTATGAAAATACTTAGGGTTATCGGGAACATCAGTTTGACCTAATGTAAAAACCTCTTGCGATAGTATAAAGTTACCACCTACTCCATCATTACATAGCCATCTGTCTGCTAAGAACTCGTCATTTAGGACTGTTGAGCCATCACCTACTGTAGTACCGCGCTGCCAAATATCAAAGTTACCATTGATGATGTAGTTCTTACGCCCTGACTTTAGAGCAACACCTTCATAACCGTCAACTGTATCGGCATCTATACCAAGAGCATCAATATCTGCTTTATCTTGATAGCCAGTGCTAATGCCAACCCATGTAGTTGTATTTAAGTCATAAACCCTTAATTCAGGAACGGTTGTGTTCCAATACAAAGCACCGTCTAACAGTGCAGCACCATCATTATCTAGCGTAGGCTCTGCCGCTGTTGTGAACGAACCTAAATACCGATCATCAAAATTATCATACGCCGTTTCTGCGGCAGTCTGCGCTGCCTCGGCTGCGGCTTGTGCGGCTTGTGCTGCGTCGCGGTAGGTCAGCGCATTACCCTCACTTACAAGAGCAGCAGCAGCACTGGCAGCAGTAGCAGCAATAGCATAGTCAGTTTCTACGATAACTTCCTCCGCGATAGCACTTCCAGGAACGTTCTCAAGCCCTGACACGTCTGCTTTCCAGCGTATAAACTCGCCTGGTTCTGGCTTAGGTAGTGTTAGCGGTTTAGGGCCTTGCAGGCATTCCGAGCTTAACAGTGATCTATTTGCTTTTGACTCTACCTGCTTAATTAAGGAGATAGCCCGATTAATGTCATTGTTAACTGTCTCTGGGGTAAAGTCACCATTACTTTGATAGTCTGTTGTTCGACTAGATGGTATTGCTGACACTATTGTCACTAGATCATTCGCTCCTGCGCCTGTGTTTAAAGTTATTGAGCCGCCATCTTCCAAGCCTACACCTGTAACAGTGTAGGCCTCGGTTAAATCTGTCACATCATTACACTCTTGACCTGCTGGGGTGACATATACATTAAGGTCGGTTGCCGCGTATATCTTGAATGTGAAGTTGAATACAGTTTGCCCACTGGTGGCTGTATATTCGTTTCGTGATGTATTTACGTTAATTGTCATTTATTTACCTTCCTGTTAATGCGGTTGCTTTTTTCTGTTTTGAAATGATTATGTCATTCATTAATTCTGGATACTCTTCCTTCATTTGGGCTTGCGCTGCTTTCTTATAAGCGCTAAATATAGACCTGATAATTAAAGACTTGCCGCCCTCTTGCCCTTCTGTTGCCTTTGTGTATATTGGGCTTCTGAATGTATCAGATAGCTTTCTCTTTATCGGGATATCCCGCATCATTCTGTTGTCTTTTCCTGAAGCCAAAGTAACGTATCTATCGTATTGCTCTGGGCTTAGCTCGACCCCACTAATGCTTTTTAATGGCATCCTTATTAATGTTTGCTGATTAACTATTTCATCTGCTACCTTGTCTTTTTTATCAGTGCTAACATAAATGGGACTCATAATGTCTGGACCTAAACCACCTTGTAAGACAATCGGCTCACCAAATATATTTCTTCTTGGTGGCAAATCATCCGAATACCCGGGGATTCTTGATTTAATTTTATCTATGATTCCATAAGTCGCTGACATTTCAGGACTCATGGTGCGCTCTAATGCTGCTACACTAGAGGGGACTGCGGAACCTGCTAATCTTGATATCCAACGCTGAGCCCTTTTATTATCATTCTCAGGGTCTGAGCTTGCTGATGACATAACATCGAAAAACTCAGCCAATCCACTAAGATATGTTTTAGATGTAATGTTGTTAGCTACCGCGATCGCTGATGCTGTTACCATATCCAATGAGTCGAACTCGCCGGCCTGCCCGGATATTTCTGCAATATCAGCCGATAGTCCGATAAAAGCACCGATAGGGTCTAATCTCTGATAGCTGTAATACTCATCACCAACTTTAATAGAATAAGGTTGCCAGCCTGTAGACCTTAGGATATTCCTCATTGCTGGATTAGTCGGGCCTGCTCCTGTTATATCACCAGATAACGCGAAGTCTGCGGCAACTGCCATCAATGTAGAACCTGTCGCTATCTTAGCTAGAGCTAAATCACGCCTAGCACCACCAGCGGATATCTCAGCTCTTATTGATTTAGATAGAGGGGCTAAAGGTGTTCGCTCTCCTACATATTTCATTATATTAATAGGCGTTCTAATAAACGGGATTATTACTCTTGCCCCCGGCACTTTATTCCTTACCTCCTGAACTGCCCTGCCTGCCTCGCCTAGCTCCTTTGTGAATGTCTGGTATCTGCCAGCGTCAACCGCTGCAATATGTAAGTTCTCAGGCGGGTTCATCACGATATCTGCGATTCTCGCTGCTAATTCTTCGCCTTTTAATCCTTCGCTAGTGCCTTGTCTAAATGCCTGCGCGTGCAACTCCATCCTATAGCCAACTGTTTTAAAAAGCTCGTCACCAGCCATTAGCGCACGCCCCGGCAATCTAATTGCTTCGCCTACGTAATGAGCAAACCTACCCGGCGTGCCAGAAATACCTAAGTTCTCGCTAGTAATGGCTTTGTATTTGAATTGCTCAATCTTCTGTAATGGGTCCGATGATTCGCCTGTTTTAATGGCTTTCCATGCTAACCTCATGCCATCCTTAGCACCTTCAATCATTCCTTTTAACTGCGCCGCTGCTTCGCCTTCTGGTATTGATTGACCCCCTACAGCGTCCCCTATTAAGGATGCTACTTTTTTTTCACCGACTGACCAAGCCGCTACTAATGAATTAGATAGCGCGTTAACTACATGAGTAGCTGGTGAAGATAGTAGTCCGTTAATCCACGACTCATAAACCATATCGACGGTATTTGCTTTCTCCGCGCCCTTCACAAAACTATTTATCTGGACCGCATCATCAAGCATAGCCAGCCTCTCAGCCATTGCCTTGCTAACGTCTGTGCCCCCTCCTGCTTGTAACGCCTCCTTAATAGCGCGATCTTGACCAGCTTGTGATTTAGCCATGATTCTAAAAGAGCTTAGCGCACGCCCAGCCTCAGCGGTTAATCCTGACACTTGTGACTGTATTGCAGAATGTTGAGCCATTGCCCTACGAAACAAAGCGACCTCTTCATCACTTCCGGTAGCTGCCTTCTTAGCTAGGTTGATTAGGTTCTCACCACTTGCAACAAGTATCTTTCTAGCTGCTACGGCTTGCTCAGCATTGAACGCCTGCCCTTTCCTGCGATCAAGCAATCCCTTTACTGTCATTCCTAAGTCATTGGCTAGTTTTTCTGTTTCTTCTAGCGTGATAACTTCGCGTCTAGCTTCGTTTATTTTATTAGGTTGTGATTCTGCGACCTGATTAATTAAATTGTCTACTTCATCCGTTGAGTTTATTCGGTTGAGGTTGATGTTTTTTGCGCGTTCTGGGGCTGCTTTAGTTGAGCCACTTATAACGTCGTCTGATTTAATCTTTCCTAGCTTTTCAGGATTAAATATTTGATAAGTAACCTCTTCATCATCAACCAGCTTTAACCCATCATAGCCCTGCTCTATTAATTCGTCCGTACTAAACTTATCAGTTTCATCCCACCCACCGAGCTTAAGAGAATCTTCATCTATGCTGCGTTCCATAATATAACCTTTGCCAGCAGCCGCAACCTCTCCACCTTCTATCTTAGTCTTATTATCAGTAAACCATATGGTACCGTCTGCTGATTTAGCCGTATCAAAATCATCAAACTTAGCGCCCGTCCCATGATAGATAGTTTTACCCTTTGGATTTTCAACATCATCAACTTCAACAACATCATCGAACTTGATACCTAAATCAATATCATCCGCTGCTTTATTGGCTACATCATCGAACGGTACAAATTCTTTTTCTTCAACTTCTACCTTTGCTAGTTTCTCAGCGGTTGCTTTGTCGGCTTTAAGTTGAGCATCTTTAGCTTTAGCAATGCGACCAGCTCTTAACCCTTTAAATGCCATCATAGCGCCTTCAGTGATTGCGCCTAACCCTAGCCCTTCGAGTGCGTTCTTAAACCGCCCTTCCACTTCTGTATCATCTGGTGCTGCTGCTAAGAACTCCGATACAGGGTTTTGCAGTGCTGGAAATTCCTGAACTAAATTAGCTAACCTAGCTTCGTGCGGGTCAAATACTGTTGCATCTGCAATCGCGCCCGCGCCCATTGCTTTCCCAATTTTCGCACCTGTACCGACGGCCTTAACACCTTTGAGTGCTTTGTTACCCATAGCAAAGCCTGATAAGAATTGCGCCATCCCTCTAACCAAGCCGCCTGTTGTCGATCTTGGCTCGTCTACCGTTGGTAATTCTGGCTCTGTGCCCTCCTCACCGATACCGATATCTGATAGTTGCCCTAAATCAAGTACGTTCTCATCAAGCCAATCACCTAACGAACCTGCTAGCTCAATCGTCTCTTGGGCCGCATCACGCGCGC